TAGGCGGAATCAATTACAGTCGTTTCGGCTTATATGCGTTTGGTGGACATGAACGTTTTTCATATCAACTGGTGCAATTGCAGCATGGAACTGGATAAAGGGAGCAGGTATCACTGCATGGAATGCGATTAAATTTGGGGCTATTGCCATATGGTCTGGAATAACTGCAGCAGTCAGAGTGGGTATAGCAATAATAAAGGCTATATTCAAAGGAATAGTTGCTGTAGCAAAGGCTGTGTGGAATGGTATTAAAACTTCTGCAGTTAATGCATGGAATGTTATTAAGTCAGGAATTACAGCAGTACAGGGAGTATTTACCGGGGCATGGAATACAATAAAAAGTATTGCTTTGGGAGTTTGGGACAGTATTAAAAGTGGATTTTCAGGCATGATTGAAGGAGTAAAAAGCATTTTAAACGGAGTAGTAAATTTTTTCACTGATAAATTTAACAGTATCAAGGAAAAAGCTAAAAATTTACCACTGATTGGTGGGCTTTTTGGAAAAAACTATACAGGAACTAACTATTGGACTGGTGGACTTACTACTGTTGCCGAACGTGGAGCTGAAATGATTAAGATACCGGGACAGTCTCCTTTTATTGCACAGAGTGAAATGCTGATGAACTTGCCAAAGGGGACTGAAATACTTAATGCTTCACAGACAAGAAATACATTAAGGGAAAGAGTAAACAGAATAAAAGAAAGAGCATCTAATCTGGGAAGTGGGGCTCAAATAGTTGCTGGTGGAGATACTATAAACATAACTATTAATGCCGGAGGAAATTCTAATGCAAATGATATAGCAAGGGAAGTCAGAAGGGCTCTGGCTGAAATAAAAAATAAAAAGGAAAGGATGGCGTTTGGATAATGAAGACAAAAGTATACAGAACTGTCAGCGGTGATACTTGGGATCTGATAGCCTATAAGGTCTATGGGAATGAAAAATACTTTCATAGACTAATAAGAAACAATCTAAATTTAATAGATGTATCAATATTTCCAGCTGATATTCCTGTCATTATCCCTGAATTTGTTGAAGAACTGGAACAGGAAATTGAGGAAAGCAAACTGCCACCTTGGAAACGAGGTAAATAATGTTGGCTAGAGGAATAAAGGTAATTGTAATATTCAATGGAGTGGATATATCTGAGGATATAGCTCATTCTATTTCTTCCCTTAACTACACTGATAACTCCAAAAATGCAATAGATGACCTTGAACTGGAACTTGAGAACATGGATTACCGTTGGCTTAAAGAGTGGTACCCCGATGAAAATGCTCAGCTTATAGTCGGAATATACGAAGATAATGGGAAAGATGGAAGCTTTTTGGACATTGGAACATTTTATGTAGATGAACCAACTTTTGACAATAATAGGCTTAATCTTAAGTGTATAGCAATCCCGCTTGACGGAAATATACGGGATCAGAAAAATACTAAAGCGTGGGAAAAGATAACTTTAAAAGAACTGGTTAATCAGATAGCAGTATTACATCAAATGAATGTAGAAATTCATGCTGATAATGAATACTATGAAAGACTTGATCAGGAGAATGAAACTGATCTAGCTTTCATAGATCGAGTTATCAAAGAAACTGGGCTAAGTATGAAAATATCTGATGACACAATAATAATATTTGATGACGATGCAGTAAGAGACAGTGAACCGATTGAAAAATTCAATGTCCATGACAGCAGAATTCGTAGTTTCAGCTTAAAGAAGAAAAACAAAGGAATCTATGACAAGGTAGAAGTAAGTTATTATGATCCTGACAGGAAAAAATTAATCAAGGAAGCAATAACCAAGGAAGAGCTTGAAAAACGGAACGAGGTGAAAACAGATGCCTGATGTTTCATATAAAAAAGCTAAATCAAAACTTAAAGAAAAAGCTGATAAAAAGAAAAAAAGAAGTAAAAAAGAAAAAGTAAAAAAGATAAAAACTAAGGGGAAGTCAGATCCAAAAAAAGTGGCCAAAAAGACTTTGAAGGAAAATTTGAAACAGGAATATCAGGTAACTTTAACTGTTGATGGCAGTACTAAATATATGGCAGGAATGACTATAGATTTAGATGAAAGCTGGGGCAGATTTGAAGGAAAGTATGTGATTGACAAAGTAAGTCATAGCATTACTGGAGACTATTCGTGCGAGCTTGAGTGCATGAAAGTCGGAGCTAGGGAAAATGCTGAAAAGAATGCTAAAGCTCAGACTAAAGAAGAACAAAAGAAAAAAGAAGCAGAAAAAGAAAGAAAAAAAGCTGCTAAAAAATCTAGTAAAAAGAATAAGAACAGTAACAGCAATAAGAACAGTAAAAATACTAAGGCAAGTAATAAATCAAGTAGTAAAAATAAGTCTATAAATAGAAAAATGAGCAGATAGAAAGGAGTTAAAATGTTAGAAATATTAAAAGCTGGAGAAGTAAGTGCAATAGACCATAAAACAGGGAAAGTAAGAGTACTTTTTTCTGCCGGTGACGACAAAACAAGTGACTGGCTTAATATTTTAGTTCCTTTTTCTGAAAGTCATTCTGATAATTATATGCTTAGTATCGGTCAAACAGTCTACTGTTTATTTTTTCCTGAAATGATGGAGCAGGGAGTAGTGCTTGGTTGTCCAATGAGAGGTGGTTCTGCTAATGAAAATGAAGTAAAGAGAACATTTTTTGATGGTGGATTTTATAGCTATGACAATGGAGTTTTAACTTTAAATCCAGTTTCAAAAGTTGTTATTAATGCAGATGCAGAAATAAATGGAAATTTGACTGTATCAGGAACAACTATTACAGGTGGAAATATCAATCTTAATACTCATAAACATGATGGAGTTACTGCCGGCGGAGATAAGACAGGAGGTCCTCAATAATGATAGGAAGTCTTGGAGATGTAATATTTGAAGTATCTGATAAAAAAGTATATTCAATTAACAATGAACTTTCACGGACATATAAAAGCAAAATATCTGAGCATACTGCAATATATGGGCCAGGTATGGTAAGACATCAAGGAAGAGAACTAATAGAAATAAGTTTTGGAATTTCTTTAGTTTCATCATTATTACCTGATTCATCGCCAGTTGAAGAACTAGATAAAATAAAAACCATGTGGGAATTTGGAGAATATGGTTATTTAACATTCGGGGGACAGACCTTCGGAGCTTTCCCTTTTTTGATAGTAGATATGAATGAAAAAAATTCATACTTTAACAAAAAGACTTCCAGCTTTGATGTTATAAATCTAGAATTGACACTAAAAGAATATATAGACAATCCAAAACTTTATAATCAGATAATAGAACAGTTAAAAGCTCAGAAGAAAGAAAAGGAAGAAGTTGTAGAAGCGGAAGTTGAAAATGTTGAAGTTGAGCAAAAAACTAAACTGGATCAGCTGAAGAATAAAATTGATAAGGCTACAGAAAAAATTGATAAGGCACTGGAGAAAATAGAAAATAAAAAAAATGAAATATTAGAAAAGCTGGAACAGATTAAAAAGGATTATAAAGTACATGAATTCATGAATTTATTACGAGCCGGACTGATTACTGCAGATAAAATAAAAGAAATGACAGAGTACAGTAAGACTATGAAATCGGAAACAGATAGACAGATATTACTTAATGTAATCAGAAACTATCTAGGAGGTATTTAGAATGATATATGTAACATCAGATCAGGAAATTAATTATGCTCCTAAGAACACTGTAGAAGAGGTAGTAACTAATGTTGGAATGCTCTTAAGAGTGTATAAAGAGGAACAGCCGCTCAACAGAGATTTCAGCTTTGATAGTGACTTGATAGATAAAAATGTAACAGTTGTAGAAAATAGAATAATGTCTCAGTTGCTTGAAACATTCAGAAAGTATGAACCAAGAGCACTACTTAAAACTACGCAAATAATAATGACTAACAAATTTAAAAATGAATTTGAAATTACACTGGGAATTGAGGTGGTAGAAATTGAGTGATTTTGAAGATTATGAAGTAATAGATTCAGATGCATGGGAAATAAAAAGGGATATGATAGACAAATTTCAGGAACTGAGTGGAAGAACTCTAACTGAAGCAAGTCCTGAGACATTAATTTTTAGTACAGTTGCTTATCAGTTGGCACTGCTTGAAGAGAAATATAATGACGACATTAAGCAGAATTATTTAAGATATGCTAGAAATGAAAGGCTTGACCTTAAAGGAGAAATCTATGGGAACAGAGGTAAAAGGCTGGTAGAACAACCTGCAATAGCAACATTTAGATTTTATATATCTAGTATTCAAGCAACTGATATAGTTATTCCGAAGGGCTCAAGAATACGTTACAATGAACTTTATTTTGAAACAAATGAGGAATACAAGATATTAAAAGGAAATCTGTCAGTGGACGGAAAAGCTACATGCAATAAAGTGGGAACAGTTGGGAATGGGATTCCTGTCGGACAGATAAAGGATATGGTGGACATTTATCCGAATTATTCAAAAGTAGAAAACATTACAGAAAGTAATTCAGGAACAAATGAAGAAGCGGACGAAAATTACAGGGAAAGAATAAGGGAAATTCCTGAATCTTTCACAACGGCTGGAAGTTCTGGAGCCTATACCTTTTGGACAAAAACAGCAAGTACAAATATTATTGATGTCAAAGTCCATTCACCAAGTGCTACTAATGTAGATGTGTATATCTGGACTGATACTGGCTCAGTAAGTCAGGAATTAAAAGAAAAAGTAAAAGCTGTACTTAATGATGAAAATGTAAGACCGTTAACTGACAATGTAAATATTAAAGAGCCAAATAAAATCAACTATTCTATAGATTTTGATTATTATATCGATAAAGATAATGAAACTCTTGTAAATATTATAAAATCTAATGTCGATAAGACTATACAGGAATTTATTAACTGGCAGAAAGAAAAAATAGGTAAGGATATTAATCCAGACGAACTGATTAAAAGATTAAAAATTGCTGGAGTAAAAAGAGTGGTACTAAGAAGTCCTGCATTCCAAAAATTAGATTTTAATCAGATTGGAATAAATAATGGTATAACAAGCAACTATCAGGGAGTTGAGGAGCTATGATAACTGTACAGGATTTAAAATTAACTTATATAGCTGCAAGCTCAACTCTGACTGATGAACGGACAAGATGGATTTACGAATCTATAGATTATGCTATATCAAATCAGAAGAAAAGAATCATGGATAAGTTTTTTCTGAACATTGATAAGCTTACAGAAACTGAGATTGATTATCTGCTATGGGAATATCATGTTGACTATGTAGGTGAAAACGCCAGTCTTGAAAGCAAGAAGGAACTTGTAAAAATAGCTGTAATTGCACATTTTAACAAAGGCACACTTGGAAGTGTTAAGGCTATCTGTAAAATACTCTTTGGAAATGCAAAAATAAAGGAATGGTTTGAGTATAACGGAAGACCGGGCTATTTTAAAATAAGTACATTAGGAGAATTGAAAGATGAAAAGGATTATCTTAAAGTATTGGATGTAGTCAATGAATATAAGAATGAACGTAGCTGGCTTGAAGTATTGACATTTGATAGAACTGCAGAATTTGGAAAGTATATTGGCATCTTTTCCGAAAAGCAGATAATTAACATCTTAAATGAACGAAACTTTGAACTCCCTTGGATGGAGCAGAATTTAAGCGAAGGAATAGTAAATGTGACAGTAAAAGAAAATACGATAGGAATAAGATAAAAAAGGAGGTAGTATGGCTAATTACATAGGTTGGATATTGACTAACAAAGGAAGAGAGCTTTTAGCGAAAGCAATAAACAATGAGACAAAAATAAATATAACAAAATTTAAGATTGGAGCAGGATATAACACAGGAAATGACAGAGAATTAACAGATTTACTGGATAAAAGAAATGAATTTCCAGTCAACTCTTACGAAAGAAAAGAAAATGGGATAGTAGAATTTACTTTCATTGTTTCTAACAAAACTGGAAGTGGTACAAGTACAATAACGAATTCATATAAAATTTCAGAGATGGGAATATATGCTCAGGACGATTCAGGAACAGAAATTTTATATGCATACAATAAAGGAACAGATGGCGACTATATCCCAGTTTACAACGGGAAAAATGCCATTGATATTGTTGAGAAGTGCATTATTATAATCGATCAGGCTGCTACTTTAAATGTAACAATAGATAATTCTATGACTTATTTAACAAGAGAGTCAGCAGACAAGAGATATTTAGAAATACAGGCATTAGCAAAAATCATCGGCTTAGAGTTTGGAGGAAATATACAAGACACAGGAACAAAGACAACGGGAAAGTTTTACTATGACAAGGCTTTGAAATATTTTTATGAGTGCATTATGAATAATAGTTTAACTTATAATGACGGATCTAAATTCAGGGCAATAAGTAATAAGCCGATACTGGATAAAGTGGAAAATTTATTCAAAGTGGAAGTTTTGTCAATGACAAATCTTCTCGGGTACATTACAGGAACTGATACAACAGAGTGGTATGTCAATCTTCCCTCACACATTAAAAAAGATAAAGTAATATCTGTTACTAATATTAACCAAGCAAGCTGGTTTGAATATTGCAATTTAGATATTGATTCAAACTGTATCAGAGTAGGAAGTAAGGGCAACGCTTCCAACGTTCCTGTAAAAAATATAAAAGTCTTGGTTGCTTATTTTACTTAATCAACAATATAGCTAACTGAAAATATTATGCTTGCTGTAGTTACAGTCGGACCTTTCCATTTTGCAGTCCCATCAGGCTGAATATATATTGTCCCAGCTGTTCCGTTGAATTGTGATGCGTTTACGGATAAAAACGTTTTTGGTCTATAACCCTCGGGAATACTGAAAATTACAGTATTATCACTCGTATATCTCAACGTGTCGCCACTGTCAAAAATGATAGTTACCATATTACCGCATTTTTGAACAATATTACACGTAGTTCTACCTTGCCCTATTGCTTCCGCATGCACGTAAAGTTTTGCTTGCTGAACTTCGTATAAATTTTCCACTTTATACACAATTAAAAAAAATAATAAAAATAAGGAGGTATAAAAAATGATAATAAATATTTATAACAAAGAAACTCTTGAAATAATGGGGAGACCTGTTATTTCAAGCTTAGAAGATTTTAAAGCAAATCCAAAAGTATTTTATCCAGACTTTGATGTCTCAAGAGATTTAATTTCAGAAATTGAATATCAAAATCCGATTTTGGTTGCAGGAAATATCAGAGAAATGACAAAAGAAGAACTCTTTAAAAAAGGTAAATATACTCTTGCAAATAATGAGTTAATTGAAAATGGAAGAATAAAAACCGTTATTTTATCTGAATTTGAGTATATCGAAGATAATCAGATAAAGTACAGAAAAGAAGAAAAAATTGAAAAACTGAAAGAGGAACTGTACCAATTAAGACTTGAAAGAGAGAAAAAGCCTTTTGAGTTTGAAGTAAAAGGCACTAAGTATCTGCAATACAATCGCACAATAGACCAAAGTAATATTACTAAAATATTATTTTCTTTAGTCTTGAAATTTGCGTTAAGTCTTATGAAACAAATAACATCAGGGAAAAAACTTAATTTGGCACAGGTTATGACAGACTTTATGGCTACAGAATATGAAAACTGGAAATTCTACACTGAAGATAATTCAGAAAAATATGTGAATGTTAGTGTGCAAAAATTCATTGAAATGTCCGAGATTATGAGGAAACACACTACCGCATCTATGGTTACTGAAACAACTTTAAGCCATAGTTTAGAAAATAAAACGGTTGAGGAGCTGAAAACGTTTAATTCTGAAACAGAGTACAATAAACTTTTTGAAAATGAGATAAAGCAGAGTTAGGAGGTAATATGGCCACAAAAATAGCATTAACAGAAAATGGAATTAATACTAGAAGTGTTTTTAATCAAAAAATTGCTGAAGAAATTTTGGAAGAAATTAGAAAAGCAGCTTCTAAACCAAAACTAAAACCAAATCCAGTATTTGTTGGATATTCACAAATCGGAGGAGAAGCACTTAAAAAAGTTATTTGCGAATAAAGGAGGTAATATGCAGTTGGAAAAGAATAAGCTATATATTAGCTTTCATAAGCCAAAAACTCCGATTGGATTTCTGATATCTTTATGGACGTTTGGAAAGTATAGTCATTGCGAATTTATCTATAACAATGAAGTATATCTGTCAAATCCAGGTGGAGTTAGGACAAGAAAATTTAAGTATCAGAAAAATATGGAAATTTATGAGCTTGATAAAAATATTGATCCCAAAGATGTGATTGAATTTTTTAGAACAGCACAAGGTAAAGGTTATGATTATTTAGGAATTTTAGGACAGTTTTTCTATGCAAGCAAAGTACAGAACGATGACAGATATTTTTGTTCGGAATTTTGCTTGAATGCTATAGATTACGCTCTGCAGTTTACCTTGACTTATAAGCTTAAGTCATTAAAGGATAGAGTTGGGTATCAGTTCAGTCCAGCAAAATTGTATAGATATTTAAAAGACATGGAACTAATAAAAGGAAAGGTGGAATAGAAATGAAAGATATAAAGGAACTTATAGGAACGGAAATTGTGGAAGGGGGGAGAACTTTAAGGATAACAGGAGTTGAAATTGAAGGAGAAAATATTGTTTTGACGACTGAAACAGTTGAAACAGTAGAAAAAAAGAAATTTGTATTATCTCAAAGAAGTTTAAACAGACTTGAGGGGGTACATCCAGCTTTGCAGACATTAATAAAACTGGGAATAACGGACAGTCCTCATGATTTTATGGTAGTACAAGGACTAAGAACAGCAGCTTATCAAAATGAACTATATCAGCAAGGAAGAACTAAACCTGGTCCGAAAGTGACGAACTGTGACGGTTATAAAAGCAAATCTAATCATCAAGCAAAAAGTGATGGATATGGCCATGCAATAGATTTTGCAATTTATGATCCTGCATTGCCTGATAAAATTGACTGGAATAATGAAAAAAAATATAGGGAAGTAGCAGATCATTTAAAAAAAGTAGCAAAAGAAAATGGAATAAATATTGTATGGGGAGGTGACTGGGTAAAATTTAAAGATTATCCACATATTGAATTAATTTAAGACTTAATTTTTTGAAATTTTAAGTCTAAAAAAATTTATAGGCTCAAAAAATGAAAAAACTGAGTCTATAAAAAAAATGGCTCACATATTTTGCTCACACGAGCTTTAAAATGATTTTTGGTATAAAAGGTTGTTTGACAAGTTTAAATGCAAAATTTGAGCCTGTCAGGTGACTTAAAATAAAAATGATATAAAATTCAAAGGAGATGATTTAAAATGACAGAAGCAATGGTAAAAATGTACGTTATCAACAAAGTAGGAGAGTTAGCAAAGACTGCAATCTATAGAAGTGAAATAGTGAATAAAGGAAAAGCAGGAGTTGAAAAATTTGAAGCTGTTGTAAACAATTTCTGGGATAAGGCAGAGGAATATATTCTGAAAGAAAAAGAAATTGACAGAAAATGGATTCCTGATGCCGTAGAAAAACTTGGAGAAGAAGCAATCCATAAAGCTGTTAGAATATTAAGAGTAGAACTTGATCCGAAAAAGCTTGTTCAAGATATTTTCAATATTGAGAAGAAAGAAAATCCTGCTGTACTGTAGCGGTCGAGGAGGAAAGTTGTGGGAATTAACTTTAATGAAGTGAAAGCCATTGTCGAACTTGGTATAATGAGTATTATAAGCTACATCTATATCACTCAACAAAAAAAGCTTTTTGAACAACAAGAGAAAGTAATAACTGTATTAGCAAAACTTGAAAATCAATTGAATAACGATAGACTACGAGGAAAAGGGCTGGAAATAGCTCTTGTTCTTAAAATTCAGGATTTAAGGTGGAGTATACAGAAAAGAGTAATAAAATATATAAGGAATAATCACATCAAAGAGAACTGGGCAGTAATAAATAAGGAAATAGTAACCTCATTTAACAACCAATGGACTGATAAGGCATTGGTTATTAAACATTGAGTCCTTATAGTTAGGGGTAGATACTCCACCTTCTGAACTCTCATTCTTATTTTTAGAACAAGAGGTGAAAATGCCTGCTAAGGCAGCTAATACTAAAATAAAAATGTTTCATATTCTTAAAGGTATTAATAATTTCTTTTTCTTTTTCAGAGGCTCTCCTACCCAAAGGAGCCTTCTGCCCTCGGAACCATAAGCTACTAACTAAGTCCTGTGATCACACCTTCATCATCAATATCCATACCTTCGGCCGCAGGGACACTTGGAAGACCAGGCATACGAACGGTGTCTCCTAAGATAGGGATGATAAAGCCAGCGCCTGAGGCAAACTCAAACTCACGGACAGTTACCTCGAAGTCGGTCGGGCGTGCCAGTTTCTTCTCGTC